ATAGATTTTTTAAGTAATGGTTTTAAATTAAGGTCAGGTGTAAGTGGTAATAGTAGTGGTAAAACTTATGCTTACATGGCATTTGCTGAACATCCATTCGTTGGGGATGGAACGAGTCCAGTTACTGCTAGATAAAATTATGAATATATGGTATAGAAAGAAAAGGAGATAAAATGAAAGCAATAGTCAAGGCAAATCAAGTGATTGATATTATATCAAGTCCAAAAGCTGTAACTATTGGTGGCACAGCACATCCAAAAGAAATATTTATACATTGGGAACGACAAGCACTTGTTGATTTAGGCATATATGATTTAAAACAAGACACACAACCAGATACACGATTTGAAACAGGAGGAGCAGTTTCTTATTCAATAGACAATACAAATGGAGTTGTAACAGAAAAGATTACAAAAAAAGATAAATCATTAGAAGATGTAAAAGAGGAGGATGAAAAAGGAAAAGCAATATTAGATGAAAATGGAAATCAGGTTATTACAAAGGGATTAAAATCAATTTATATAGAATCTATCAAACAACAAGCAAACTCATCTCTAGCACTCTCAGATTGGCTTGTAACTAGGTTTGCAGAGGACAATACAAAAAAAATACCAGATGATGTAAAAACTTATAGAAAAAAGGTAAGAGATACATCAGATTCAATAATAACAAAAATTCAGGCAACAAAAACATTAAGTGATTTAAAAAAATTATTTAATGATGCAACTATTAAAGATGGTAAGATTACCACACCAAATACTATGGATAGTATGCCAGTTTCAACCATTCAAGAATATGAGAGGTAACTATGGCTGGATTGAGTGTTGTAACTGCACCAACTTCTGAACCAATAACAAGATCAGAAGCAAAAGATTTTTTACGAGTTGACACATCTGATGACGATACACTTATAGATGTATTGATTGAAACAGCACGACAATTCTGCGAAGAATATATTGGTAGAACTCTTATAAATACTACATACAAACTTTCTTTAGATGGATTTATTGAAGATCAAGTCCCAATCAAAGAAGGATTATATCAAGCACCATATATGAGTTTTTACAAACGATTCATACCACTTGCACGACCACCATTAGTATCTGTTACCTCCCTTAAAACCTTTACTGATGATGACACCGAATCAACTTTTGCATCCTCAAAGTATTATGTTGATAACCAAAGAGAACCCGGAAGAATTGTTTTACGAGATGGTGAAACATTTCCAACAAGTTTACGAGTAGCTAATGCAGTTGAGATTACTTATGTGGGTGGGTATGGATCATCTGCTAATAATGTTCCATCACCAATCAAAGTAGGTATGAGAGAACATATTACATACTTATATGAACACAGGGGCGACCTAGAACCCAATCTAGCAAACTTCCCTCTCATAGCAAAAAAATTATATCAACCTTATAGGGTTCTCAGTTTTTCAAATAATCCATTTTCTAATTCTGGAGGATATTAAATGCCTGTCGGTAAAATGCGACACAGGATTAATATTCAAACAATTACCAGAGTTGCAGACAGTTTGGGAGGGAATGCTAGTTCATATTCAACAACAGTACAAGTATGGGGTATGGTAGAACCCCTTGTTGGAAATGAACGAGTTGAGGGAGGGCAAATAGAACCAAGACAAAGATATAAATTTACTTTGCGATACAATTCAAATCTGACAGTTGATGATAGATTAAATTATGATTCTAAAAACTTTAGAATATTATCTATTCAAAAAAAGTTTGAGATAGATAAATATCAAGTTGTTATAGCAGAAGAAGGAGTGGCAACCTAATGAGTGTAAAGGTAAAAGTTATAAATAAGAATCCTAAAGCATTTGATAAATATTCAAAGTCTTTTCAGATTCAACTAAAAAGAACTTTAGGTAAAGCTGGTATGATGGTAAGAAATACAGCAGTACAATCTATTCTTTCAGGTGGTAAATCAGGTAAAGTATATGAAAAATATAATCCTAGAAGAACACATAGATCAAGTGGGGAGGGTCAAGCACCAGCATCAGACACTGGATTCCTAGCGAGTAATATTGTGTTAAGTAAAATTAATGAACAAGAAATGTCTATTGAGGTGGAGTCAAGAGCAGAATATTCGGAATTCTTAGAGTTTGGCACACAAAACATGAAAGCAAGACCTTTTATGTTCCCAGCACTTGAAGAAAACAAACCAAAAATAAGAAGAATGTTCAAACAAACAAGAGGTAAAGCAAAATGAGTTTGCATTCTAAAAATTTACAAATTGCAATATTTAATACTTTATCAAATGACAGCACACTAGATTCATTAGTTGGCAATAACAGGATATATGATGAAGTGCCACAAGGATCAGATTATCCTTATGTTGAAATAGGTGATGAGACAACCATAGATGCTGGAACAAAAGATAAGGATGCACAAGAATTTACACAGACTATTCACATCTGGAGTAGGTATAGAGGAAGCAAAGAAACAAAAGAAATTGCTGAGAGAATCTATACTTTATTGCATAATGTTGATATAAGTGTAAGTGGAGCATCATTTGTTGATAGTCGTAATGAATTTTTTACGATATTATTAGATGATGATGGTTTGACACGACATGGGATTATGAGATTTCGCATGGTAGTGTTTGATAATTAACTTTTAAAAAGGAGAAAAATATGGCGGCTCAAAAAGGTTCAGCACTTCTAATGAAAATTGGGAATGCTGGTTCACCAGAAGCATTTACAACTATTGGTGGAATGCGATCTACAAGTCTGTCAATGAATGATGAGATGGTAGATATAACAAACAAAGATTCATCAAGAGCAAGAACTTTACTTGCACAGGGTGGAACTAATTCAATGACTGTTTCTGGAAGTGGTGTTTTTACAGACAGTGCATCTGAAGCAACATTAAGACAAAAATTTGATATATCTGCATTAACGAATTATCAATTTCTAGTTCCAGACTTTGGTACATTTACAGGATCATTTCAACTTACGACTTTAGAATATGCTGGTGAATTTAATGGTGAGGTAACTTACTCTTTTACATTTGAATCATCTGGTGCAATAACATTTGCTACTGTGTAGGTAATTATGACTTGGGCAAGTTTTTTAGTTACACATAAAAGTAAAAAAGCAGAAGGCTGGGTTGATACAGATCAACTTACTTTTGATGTTCCTTATGATTTAGGTATCAAAGTAGGTGATGTATTTGAAGCTGATGGTGTAAAATATAAAGCATTATCTGTAACAGATGTTGGAGATAGAAAAGAAAACCTTTTAATTCAAGGAGAAGAAAATGGTAAATCCCAAAAGGGGGGAACTCCAGTTAACACTGGGGAAGGAAGTTCTGACAGCTAGATTAAGTATAGATGCGATTATTCGTATTGAACAATCAGTTGGAGGTTCTGTTGTGCAGTTAGCACAAAGATTAAGTGAAGGTAAAGCGACAGTGCTTGAAGTCGTAAGCGTATTAGCACCAGCAATAAAAGGTGGTGGTAACAAGTTTACAGATAAAGAACTCCGTCAAAAAGTTTGGGATGCTGGACTGATTGATGGAATGAGATGTGCTGGTGAAGTATTAACTATTGCTTTAGCAAGTGGTATAGAAGATGAGGGAAACGAACAAGCAGAGGAGAAAGCACAGACATAGATTGGCGAAGATTGATGGAGATTGGATTAGGAATTATTGGTCTGACTCCAGAAACTTTTTGGAATATGTCTATTTACGAGTTCTACTCTGCCTTGGAAGGTTTTAAAGAGTTCAACACCGACCAATCTAAAAAACCACTTACAAAAGCACAATTAGAGGATTTAATGGAAAGGTATCCTGACTAAATGGCAAAAACTACTGTAGATACTCTACTTGTTAAAATTGAAGCTGATTTAAATCAACTAAAAAAAGAACTAAGTAAAACTCAAAAACAAACACAACATTTTTCTAAAGATTTTAAGAAAAATTTTGCATCAATGGGCAATAGTACAGTTAAACTTGCCAAAAATCTTGCTTTAGTTGGTGGGGCAGTAGGCACTGCATTTGGTGCAGTAGCTGTAAAAAAAGTTATTGGTGTTGGTATGGAGATTGAGGGTCTACAAGTTAGACTTAAAAATCTGTTTGGTGGTGCAAAAGCTGGGCAAGAAGCATTTGATGAATTAGCTAAATTTGCATCCAAAGTTCCATTTAGTTTACAAGAAATACAACAGGGTGCTGGTTCTTTAGCAGTTGTTGCTCAAGATGCAGAACATCTAAGCAGATTGTTGACAATTACTGGTAATGCGGCGGCTTTGACTGGATTAGATTTTGCAACT